GAGTGCAGGTGCTCCACTATCGACGGCAAGGTCCGCCTCATTGACGGAGATGTCGATGACAAGATCAGAGGCTACCGCGCGCCGCACGACCTTGACTGGATTCTCTTCCTTGATCTGGAAATTGTAGAGGTTGCGATGGTTGTTGAGGTGGTCGAGCAGCGAGCTTTGCGAGGTGACCTGAATCCCTTGGCAAAGATCGTCGATGCCATCGATCGTCGGCGCTCCGAAGAAGATGGTGGCGCGAGACTGGGCATATTGCGAGCGCCAGTTCACCCGGTTGATCAGCTTGGCCATAACATCCGAGACGTTGAGCAAGCCGCCAGTGCGCCGCCATTCAACGATGATGTTCGGGACGGCGCCGTTGGTGATTTCGATCGGGAAGTCCTGAAAGACGATGTAGCGAAGACCACGATAGGCCGGCACGTTGCCGACACCGAGATAGTCCTCCATGGTCGGATCGGGCAGTTGCGTCTCGCTGCCGGTATAGACTGCCATGGTTGCAACGCTGGTCGCGAGCGCGGCCTGTGCATCGGCCGAGAGATTGTCGACCGTGACAACGCCTCCGCTTTGATAGAACGTCGTGCCGTTCGCCGACATGCTCGCGATCTCGACGGACTCGCTCGGGTCGAGCGGCTCGCCGTACACGGTCATAAAGGTGAGGAAGGATGTGTCGAGCACATTGTTGGTGGCGTCGATCCCGGGAGCCCATGCGATCTGCCCGGGCAGCCGGCAATCGCCGTACATCAGGAAGATGTTGCTGCCGATCGTTGCATTGGAAAACTGAAGATGCGGCGCGACCGGGGTCGGCGCCGGCGGGGCGATCGGGCCGGTCGGCGTGGCCGTGACAATCTTGTCCCAACCATAGTTTCCGTTCGGCTGGTCTTGCTCATAGACGAATGTGCCGGGGTTCGGCCCTCCGGTCCACGTCGCCACAGTCTGGCCTTGGGCATTCGTCGAGTAGGTGACCGGGTCGTCTGCGTAGGACATTTATGCCCTCCCGGTTTGTAGGTCAGAGTTTGGGGCGTAGGGCGTGCCCCTGAAGTTGTTCAGATTGTTGAAAGTGTTGATGCATGTCGTCATGAGGCGGTCGCAACCGGGATGGATTTCGAAGACGGTGCCGCTCGGGAAGTTGCTGGGCGCAAAGGGCTGCCATGTCGTCACGATGAAGGTGTCCGGATCATAGAACTTGATCGGTATCAGCGTGTCCTTCAGGTCGCCGGTGCGCGGGATGATGTTTCCGAGCGTGAAGTTGGGAGAGACCGCAACATCAATGGAGGGGTCGGCGTCCAGTTGGATGTTGAAGAAGTCCAGCGCCTCGCCGCTCGCAGCACATAGCCATGCCTGCCGGCATGTGAACACGGCTGTGCCGTCGGTGACGGTATCGCCGATCGTGGTTGGATAGGTCGGAGCGGTCGCCGCCGTGGTGCCGGCGGTGGTGCATTCATAGACACGGTCGTTGTAGCTCCCGCCTTCCTGCTTGCGAGCCCACGTATCCCATGGGCCGGCAGTCAGGCTGCTGTTGGTGTCCTTTTTGAAATAGGCGGTGTTGCGCGCGACATCGTCGACCGCAAGCGGGACCTTGCAGCGCGCGTCGCCAAGGCGCGCGCGGCAGACGACGGTATGCACCTCGCACATCGGCGCCTTGAGGCCGGACAACGGTCCCTGCACGGCGAACACGATGATGCGATTGGTGTCTTCGGACACGCTGCCGATCGTCGCGCCCGGCATCATGTCGACCGTACCAAGCTCGGGGTGGCGCGGGTCGTAAAGCTCGATGGTGATTTGCAGGCCATCGATCAGGCCGCGGGCGCCGATGCCGGGGCGCACCGAGGTTTGCGAGGCCGAGATACGAACGTCGGCGTTGGATGCCGTGCCATCGGCCGAGAAAGCGATCTGGGTCACGTTGAGCGAGTTGCGCGCCTCGTAAAGCAGGCCGTTGAGCATGATGTCGTCAACGCCAGTAACGATGCGGATGGTCTCATTCGGCTGGGTGATCGAGATCGCATATTCAAGCCCTCTCGCATTCTGGGAAAAAGGAATGTCCCTCACGTCGCCTCCGCCAAGATGTCGATCAGTTCTTTCTCATAAAGCTGCTCGAATCGCATGGATGAAAACTGCGATTGCGGGACGCCCCCGATCGAGCCGAATAGTTGCAGGGCCGGCGCGTCCATGAGCGCGACCGGCGTCAGGTAGGTGCCGGTGATAGAGACCGTGTCACTTGTCGTGACACCGCCGGAAAACTGGATGCGGCCGAAGTCGCTGATGGCGTAGCTCGATGTCGTCGCCGGCGATCCATTGAGCGACACCACCATGCTTTCGGGTACGAGGATGCGCTCGAAGAACTGGAAATTGCCGGTTGATGGCGCCCATGTTCGGCCCATCAGCCAATCGCCGGTGAGATTGTCGAACTGGCAATCCTCCGCAGTGACCTGATAGGCCGCGTAGTCGCGCATGGCGAGCGGGAAGCGATCGCCCAAGAGAGCCATGATGATGGCCTGCATCTCATCCGAATCGTCTGGGCTGATCGAGACGGTATAATTCCGTTTGATCGGGCGCAGCGAGAAGCGGTTATTGTTGCCGCTCTCGCTTGGGTTCTTCGCCGTCGATGGCATGAAGGAGACTTGCGCGCCGAGCGCGACCGAATCCGGGAGTTGTGTGAAGACAGTCAGGGTCATTTGAAGGCTCCGGCAATCTGCGCCCGCGAGCGAATGAATTGGTCAGCCGTGACGCCCTGCTGCACTTGGATGATGATCGGCCGGTCGCCACCGGCGCCGCCGGACCTGTTGCTGTTTGCTGCGACTGGCGCGGAGGCTGACGACATGCCGGAAGCAACGCTGCTGGTCGCGGTCGCGCCGCTGTTACCCGGCACGCTGAGTGGCTTCGGCAGGTAATCCTCGATCGGCTCGGCCGATATCTGCTGTGTATCCTTGGCCTGCGCTTTCATCTTCGCGGCCTGATCGGCTGGCAGCACCATGATCTTCTCGCCGGGCGCGGCCTTGACCTGCACGTCGACGCTGTCCGTTCCGCTTTGGCCACCCGGCACGGTGAGCACGCCGCCATCGGCAAGCCCGCGGTTGACAGTGAATTGTCCGCCGGTGGCAAACCCAACCTGCTGATATCCATTGGGCCCCATGACGTACTTTGAGCCGTTCACTATGGCACCATCGGAAGTGAGCATGTTGAGCCCCTGCCCACTGGCTCCAACGAATGGGCCGCTTGCCGAGCCGCTGCTGCTCGCAAAGCCGCTCATTGCTGGCGCCGCGATTTGATGCGGCGAGATATCCACCGATGCGTGCCACGCATCGAAACGATCTCCGATCGCGTTCACCGCTGCAACAATCGAGTTATTGTTGCTGCTCATCGCATTGCTGATCGAGCCGGTCGCGGTGTCGATCTTCTTCTTCATAGCATCGGTCGCATTCGCGACCTTGCTGTCGATCGAGTTGGAAACGACATCAGCGCCGGGATCAGCGTTGTCGTTGCTACCGGCTGTGATCTGGCCGCCGGTGGCGAAGCTGGGCAGGCCCGTGCCGCCGCCAACCATGAACTGGCCACCGGTAGCGAAGGCCTTCTGATACCCGTTCGGCCCCATCAGGTACTTGACGCCGTTCACATAGGCACCGTCCGAGGTAAGCTGGTTTACCGGGCCAAATGCATTTTGCATGGTTAGCCCGGAGCTTCCGCCGCTCGACGCGCTTCCGGCCACCGAAGACGATGATTGTGCCGCAGCGACCGGAGCCACAGGATCAGGGATTTTCGAGGCGACTGTGCTGATCGCCTGCTGGATCGTGGAGGCGGAATCGTTTGCCGAGGCAATAATGTTCTGCCCCATGACGCCGATCTTGTCGCTGATCTGCGCGGCCTGATTGGAAAGCAGGCTTGCCATGTGCGAGGTGAGGAGATCGGCAGACTCCTGCGGCACGGTCGGCGTGCCCATGGCGCCGCCAAGCGTCATTTGGCCGCCGGTCGCATAGCCGGACTTTCGGCCGCCAGCCGCATGCGAATCCATCGACGGGTTGGGTGGTGGTGCGCCGCCGGGCGGCGTGATGGTAATGGTCTCGCCCGGGCTTGCCATGAACGAAATATGCTCGGTGTCGGCATGCCCCGGGCCGCGGACAAGGAACTGGCCGCCGGTCGCAAAGCCCTCCTCCATCGGCAAGCCGCCGGCGCCGTTCATATTGTCGCCGATCGAGGTGCCGGTGCCCCCGATATCGCCGACGCCGCTGACGTCGCTGCTGCCGGTGTCGTTGAAGCTGCCCGTGTCACCACCTGTATCGCTTGCGCCTGTGGCGCTGCTGGCCTGTGCCGCGGACATGCTTGAAGCAAGGCTGCCGATAGCCTGCGAGATCGCCTGTGAGATCGTGCTCGCACTGGTGTTGACGGCGTCGGTGACATTGCCGCTGCCTGTCGTGGTCGCGTTGGCAACGTCGCTCGCGCCGGTTTCGGTGGCCTGCTGGTTGGCCTGCAAGCCCTGCACGTTCTGGTCGCTCGCCGACTGGGCCTGCGAATTGCCCTGCTGAAGCGTCTGGTCGGTTTGGTCGCCAATCGACTGCGTAAGGTCGTTGCCGGCCTGCGCAAGCGAGTTGCCCTGCGTCGCGGTGGCCGAGTCCTGTTGCGCCTGCGCGATCGTCTGCTGGCCGATCTGTTGCGCCTGCTGGCCCTGCTGCTGCACGGCATCCGCGACCTGCTGCGAGCGTTGCGCGGTTTGATCGCCGGCTTGGCGAGCCGCGTCCGCCTGCTGCTGGACGGCGTCGGAAACCGACTTGAAGCCGGTGTCCTGCGATGATTTGAGTGTGTCCGTCTGTTGCTTGAGATCGCCGGAGCCGCCGCTCGGCACCTCCTGCATCGTGCCATAGCCTTGGACCGGCGCGCCGGGCTCCTCCTTCGGCACATAGGTGGTCTTGCCGTTCACCGTGACCGGCACTGTGCCGGGCGAGGGTTGGCTGGTGTCGATGTTGTTGAGCGGGCCGTACTGCTGAAGGTCCGGCGAGCCCGACGGCCCAGTGACAGGCAAGCCATTCGCGCCGAGCGGCTGGTTCGATTGGGTGGCGCCGTAATCCGTCGGCCTTTTTTGCTTTGGCTGACCGCCACCGCCGCTCGTCTGCTCCGAAGAGTCTCCGATCGACTGGCCAATCCCGGGCGTTCCGCCGATCGGATTGAACCCGGATGCCGCCGCTCTAGCGCTCGCCTGCTGCTCCTGTGCCGCCTCTTGGTCCGCGGCTTTTTGTGCAGCATCGATATCCTTGAAGGCGTTGCCAGTGCCGCCGCCACCACCGCCAGACGGCAGCGAAGATGTTGAAGACGATGCCGCGCCAGAAGCGCCCGAAGTCGTGCTCGGCGCGCCCGTTCCGGTGGTCGTGACCGGCGCGGCAACACCGCTCATCAGCTTCAGTTGATTGACGATGTTGGTCGAGGACGTGTTGACCGCGGCTGCGATGTTGGTGGCATTGTTGCTGCCGGCGTCGGTCAGCTTCGCCGTCTCCTCATCGAGCGCCTGCTTGATGCCGGCTACCAAAAGATCGGGCGAGGCGGCCGGCGCGCCAGCGCTCGCCGGGCCGGTATCGGGTCCGGGAATGAGCGAGCCCAGCGTGACGCCGGCGGCTGCCGTGCCACCCGTTGCAGAGCCGCCCGGCTGGTCGATCGTGACCTGCTCGCCCGGGGTGGCCATGAACTGGATAAGCTGGCTGTCGGTGCCGCCGGAGCCGCCGACGGTAAAGCTGCCGCCGGTGGCGAACCCCGGGAACGGCGAGTCCGGCACCACGTTGCTGTCGGTCGACTGCGTGATGTTGGAGTTGTCGAAGGACGCGCCGGTCATGTCGACGCCGGTCGGGCTCGCGGCATTGGCCATGTTGGCGCCGATCGCGCCGCTGGCGGCGTTGGCTGCGCTGCCGGCAGCGCTCGTGATGGCGGAGCTTACGCTCTGAAGCGCGGCGAGCGCTTGCGAGGCGAAGCTCTGGATGTTCGAGAGTGCGGTGGAGAGCGCCGTCGAGATGCTCTGCACGAATTTTGTCGCCCAACCCTCGATCGAGGCGATCGAGCTATTGGCGAAATCCGCCATCTGCTGCGGTGCCTGATTGACGAAGTCGCCAATCGTGATCAGCGCTTTCTCGACGGCGCCGACGATGTCGATGTCGATGCGCGTGCCGAACAACGTCGTGTCATCGGCCGTGGTCTTGATCATGTCCGACCACGACTTCGTCGCCGCACTGGTGAGATCAAACTGCGCCTTCATGCCCGGCAGGTCGCGGTTGATTTCCTCAATGCCATCAGCCAAGAAGTTGATCGCGCGCGTGACCATGCCCGGCCCCTGATCGGCGCCGAGGAAAGCCTGATTGGCATCGTGTCCGAGATCGTTGAAGGCGCCGCGCAATTTTTCGAGGGCGTCCTGCACCGTCTTCGGGTTGGCGATCATGCTGCGGAACGAAGAGTCCGTCGCGGTCGACATCTGCTGCAACGCTCGGATGATCGACTGCACGCTCGCCGGCTGCTGCTTCAACGCCTCGATAAACTGGGATGCCGATGCTCGGCCTTGGAAGAAAACGTTGGTGATCGCCTGCGCTGCGGCGGGCGAGGCATCCTGCAATTGCTGGAACGATTGTGCGGTGATCTTGCCGTTCTGCTGCGCCTCCTGAAAGAACTTGTTGGTTGCTGCGATGGCCTCCGAGCTTGACGCGCCACCAAGCCGCATCTGCTCATAGAGTGTCTTGACCGCTTCGACGGCCGCTTCGGAGTTGACCTTCAGGTCTTGGAAGCCCGCAACCTGCGCCGGTGTGATGAACTGCGGCAGTTGCACCTGTTGGAATTTGACGATGGCTTCCACCGCGGCCGAGGTCGATTCGGGGAGCTTGTCGACGCCATTGACGGCTTTCTCGAACTCCTCGGCCAACCGATCGCCGATGGATAGACCCGCCAATCCTTCGAGCCGCGTGCGCAGGATTTCGGACTCATCCGCCATCTTCTGCATCTCGACCAGCACGTCGCCGGCGATCGAGGCGCCGAGCGCAAGCAGGCCGGCGCGAGCGGCGCCGGAGAACTGCGAGATGGTCGAGAACTTCAGGCCGAGCGCATCGAGCGGCGCCTCCAAGGTGTGCATGGTCTCGCGCAACTCGGATGCGGTCGCGTTGGCCCGCTCATGCTCCGCCTCCATGCTCTTCGTCGCGGTGGTGTGCGTGCCCATCGCCGACGTGGCGCCACCAAGGCCGCTCGCGTAGCCGAGCACGGTATCCTTGATCGACTGCCATGCCGATCCGGATGTCTTGGTCGTCTCATTCATCGCCGCTTGAGCGGCGGTGCTTGTCTTGATCGCCTCGGCCGCCTGCGTGTAGGACGCGCCGGTTCGCGAGACGTAGTCTTCAAGCTGCTGGGTGACCTTGCCGGCCTCTGCGATCGGCGCGCTGGCTTGCGAGATCGCGTTGTTGAAGCTGTCGAGGAAGGCCTGCCGGAAGGTGGAAAGGAAGCCGGTCGCGCGCTGCACCGAGGGCGATAGACTGCCGTCGAGAGACTGCGCCACCGTCTTGGTTGCCGTGCCGACTTGCGTCATGCCGGTGGCGGCCTGCAATGCGGCATCGCCGGTCTTGGCCAGCCCTTGGCTGACGTTCGACATGGCGGTGTCGGCGCCGGCATTCTTCACCGACTGCGCCGCCGCGTTCACCTGATTGAGCGAGGCCGCCGCGGCCTGTGCCGCCGGCGGCGTCCGCTGCATCTCGTCGTTGAGGCCCTTGACGCTCTGCTTGGTGCTATCGACCTGATCGGACAGGCTTTTCAGCGGGCCGGTGTCCGTCGAAAAGCCAACATTGGCAATGTCGGTCATTTTTTCTTCTTCCTCTTGCCGATCGCGGCGAACATGGCTTTGAGCGCCGTGCCCGTGGCCTTGACCTGTGGCGCCGGCGGATCATTGCGGGTCCGGACAAAGAAATCGTCAATGAGGAGAAGCGCGGCGACCTGCCAAGGGTGGTCCGGCCGCGTGCCAGTCAACTCGAACCACGCCAGAATCTCGGACGGCTTGGCGCGCATGATGCGCGAGGTGACCTTCCACGCGAGCGCGCCCGTCATGGTGGTGGTCGGCTCGGTAAGGCGAAGCTGGTCGCGGCTTTCATCGATCTGGCAGAACCAGCGCCAGAGTTGCCGCGTCATCGGGCTCGATGGCGGCTGCCACGCAACCATGTCACCGAGCCCGAGGGCTTTGAGAATTTCGGCCTCAGCGAAGTTGATTACTTCTTCGGCGAGGCCGGCATAAAATTGATGCGGTTGGTCGCGTTGCGCGTCATCTGCTCTGCGATTTCCGGGAATCGCTGGTAGAGAATGGCGGCATTCTCCTTCGAAAACAGCAGCGGCTTGCCGTCCAGTTCGAGGTTGTCGGTCCACCCCTCGGTGAGAAGCACAAGATCATCGATCATGTCCTTCTCGCGTGTCTGCCATCCATTGTAGTCAGGGCGCTGATCGGCCGGCTTGTTGGCCGCCGCTTCGACCGCGGCGCGGCGCGTGCGCTGGCGCTCTTCCACGGCATTCTTGATGCGACTGGCATCGGCCCCGGAGATCAAAATCTCGACGGGTTTCTTGTTGTCATCGAGCACGGGCTCGCCCGTGACGGGATGCAGGATCGGGAAATACTTGCCTTCGTCGGCGTATTTGCGCGTTTCAATTTTACCGAGATCGAAACCCAAAGCCTCATCCTCCGCAAAAGTGGGGCCCCGCACCATGCGAGGCCCCTCAAGTTTTCCTGCTATTTCGCGGGAGGCGCGTCATCCTCCCACGCCCAAGGTC